AAATTGTGTATGAGCACTGTAGAATCCACGGTAATTACGGTAACAATCAAGCCAACGTTGCTCATCTGGTTGCCTCTTATCTCTAGCTTTGTTGAATTCTTCAAGGATATAGCTTACTAGTTCCCCTTGTTTGTTTTCATTAGGATCAGAAGACTCTACCATACCCATCGCCATGGATTCAGACATAATAATGCCCTGATCTTGGGTCTGAGACTCTAGTTCAGTCTTGATGGGCATTTCTACAAATGAAGGCATAGATTATTCCTTAAATTATGTGAACTCAGTAATGGTAGCAAAACCATTGGCTGAAGCCCAGATACCAGTAATTACACCAGTATACCCTTCAATCGTGCGATCAAAAGCAACACCAGACTTTGCAGCTAGGGCAAAACTATAGACAGTAGTTGAGACAGTACCAGCACCAAGTAGGACATAAAGAATAGCAGTCGAATCATTGGCGATACTAATTTTCTTCCGGTTTGCATTAAGTGCTTTAAGAGTCACAACAGTTGCAGAAGATGCTACTGAAGTCGTGGCCCCAGTACTAGCTGGGACTTCTACAGTATTAAGTGGGGCTGCAGCAGCAGCGGAAACTGGGAGAGGGTTAGCTGCAGAGACTCCAATTACGGTTTTATCACTGCCGACGTAAGCCATTTGGAAATTTGACATTAACAACACCCCTTTTTAGAGCCTTTAGGCTTAGTTTTCTTTTTAGCACAATCACAATTTGGCTTCCCACAACATTTCTTAGGTGTCTTTTTCATTAAAACTTACCTTTAGTTGTCATTGGGAGGAACGGCGAGTCACCAGTCTTCTTGATAGCGGAATTGTCACGGCTTGAACCAAGGGAGTTATTAAACTTCGTCGGCTTCGGTGCCATGGGGGTCTTTGGCTTGCCGGGAAGTGGCATAGGACCACCTGTAGGCGGAAGCTTGGGCTTACCGGGGAGTGGTTGTGGACCTACTCGTGGCTTACCCGGCAGTGGCTGTGGGCCAACCTTGGGTTTACCGGGGAGTGGCATAGGGCCACCTGTGAGAGGCTTCTTAGCAGGGGGGAGCATTGTACCACCAGTAGTGGGCTTGGAAGCAGGTGGTAGCATACCACCGCCAGTACGTGGTTTGGGAGGAAGCGGAGCAGCCATGATTAAAGACCTTTCATAATCTTAGTTTTTACTTTTTGAAATGGAGCATCTTTCATAGACGCCTTGGTTTTTGCATCTGTTTTCATTCGACTAGGGGAAGGATCTTTTCCACCAGTTTTATTAGAGAAGGGTTCAAGAATACCTTTTTGTGCGTAGTACTGTGATACCCCCGGATTCCAAGAATCTTTTGAATTATTGTTCATTCGGGAGAGTTCAATAGGCTCTCTTAGAGTATCTGAATTCTTGCTCTTAACAATCTGATTAGCTACTGCTTGTTCTTTGTCAGACAAATAAGCAGTCTTTTCCCAACGACGAAGCTTGGCTTTAACATCAGGACGCTTAGACTCCTTTTCCATGAAGGCTTCTTTTTCTTCATAGGTTTTTCCACGAAGATCAATAACGTTATTAGATCGTTTAGAGTCTTTTTTCTTCATTATTAATATCCAAATACAGGGTCAGCGGGTTTGTATGTGTTCATTGGTTTAGTACCCCAATCCATCAAAGACTTACTCTTGGGACGGGACATAATCCCATACCGAAGGGCGTCATATGTGTGGTCGGAGCGATAACGGACGTCAATGTCTTCACCACCCGAGGGATCACTAGGAATACTAGGAAGATCAGCTATCAACTGACGACAAGTATTAAAGATTATGATACCGGGGCGGCCTGAGTACTCATCGACTTTTAGAAGCTCGTGGAGACGATTCTTGCCTGCGATGCGACTACCGGCAGTTCTATCTGCTGGACGCCACCTACAGCCCCGTGCGATCATTTCTTCAGCGATGGAGGGGCCAAAGTGACCTCGTTGGTGCCACACAGAAGAGTCAAGGACTCCGTAGGAGATAGTGTCATCGATTTCTCTGTCGAGAATGGCATCAGCTAGAGCTTCACCAGTGTGTTTAGTGACGTAAAGCTCACGATATACGATCAGTGTTTCATATGCAGGATCAATGGCAAACCACAATACGGCTGAGTGACTCGTGTAACCATAGTCAGCACCACGGAATTTAGTCCAGTTCCTAGGGATATCGAAGGGCTCGACGACGTGTACGGATTGATTGAAGTCCGGGAAAGCGGCACCTTCTGTGACACTCCAGTCTCCATCAAGGAGTTTACGTCTTTGATCCTCTGGAAGACCCATAAGGGAGCGTTCGTAGCGTCCGTCTTTAGCAAGGTAAGGATTATCCGAAAGCTTCGAAGGGATGAACCGACGTTGAAACAACGGTTGACCAGCTTTTTCATGGCCGGGGAGATACGCTAGGACTTCATTAGTGTCTAGATCTCTAGCCCAGAAAGGTTTATTAGGGACCTCTGGATCAACAAACATTCTCTTGACCCACTGGTGTCCCGGACCTCCGGGGTTAGTTGTAGCTCTCATACAGAGATTCTTCTGAAGCTCGGGGTCAGTACTACGAAGACGAGACTTCAAGAACTGCCAAGCAAAAGGAGTACTATACTGAGTCAACTCGTCTACGCCGATCCAACAAAAGGACTGGCCGACATAACGCATGACGTCGTCATCTCTTTCGAGATAAGTCATCCAGAACTTGGCACCACTTGGGAACACCCACATACTGTCTTTTTCTTTCCAGACAGCACCGGGGAAAGCCTTGGGATAAATCTTCTGAGATTCCCACTTGAGTTCACGGAGTTCGTCGTTGGTACGACGCAAAAGAAGACCGACGAAGTTAGGATTATGAAAGTACCTCATAGGATCAGCAAGCATGGCATAGGATTTACCCGAAGCAAAAGATTATAGATAGTACCAAGTCGGATAGTTTTTAGATCGAAGTCTATGAACTAAGAATTGTCTGTAGCTGTTTAGCTGTCGTGCAGCTTCACGTACTCCCGGATATTCAATACCATCAATAGAGACTCTTTTACGATTTTGAGACTCAATCATACGCTGTTTTGATTCTGGGTTGTTCATCGGATTGTTTTCAGTAGACCAGATATTGGGATGATTCTCTAATACATCTTCACGGTGCATAGGATTATCACCAAACAGAGACTGAGAAAAAGTACCGCCAATTGTTGAATTATACAACTTCTTAGTTTTAAGGCCTTCTACAGTCACTAGCTCTGCTTCACGGGCTAGGGCTTCTTCTACTGAATTGAAATACTCAAACTCGTACTGAAAGTTTTCACGACCGTACTTTCTTAAAGCGTGGCCAAATGGAAATTTAGAGCTTCCGTGTTCCTTCATTCTTCGTTTGAAGTTATTTGTGATTCCGATATATGTACGATTACTTGGGGAAGTAATTTTATATAAAATATAGTTCATAAATTTCTACCTATTTTTGATTGGTACTTCACCCATGGGTGGTCATAATCTTTTGCTTCGGACCATATCTTCATCTCTCACGAGAGTTTCGCGCTTCCCACCGCAGTGGTACTCCCTTTCGGGATGGCCTCTGAACCTTCACCATTTCAGGTGCTTGGCTGCTGATTGCTCAACTTGTTTCTTTTTGGACTGTCGCGCTTGCGATTTCTAGCTACGCTGTAGTGAAACAAGAATAAGAGTGTTCCAGCAATTCACGAAATTTATTTTGATCACATTACTGTGAAAAGGAGGCGGTTGAACCAAGTCTTTGGTTTACCTCCGGCTGCGCCACCAAAAAGGACTTCTTCTTCTGTTGCTCTCAGGAAGTCTTCTTGTGGACCCGGGTTGGGTTTGAAGAGGACGTTCATTGCGGGAGAGGATTCAGGGAATGCCTTAGTGGAATCAAACCTAGTTTTAGGAGCAGGGTTGGGGTCTCTAGGGAGATCGAATACAGGCTTCTTGGCCTGAGCTGCTTTCTTCTTTTGGATGCGGAGTTCTTCAGCTTTAGCTCTCTTAGCAGCATTGATAGCTACGTTCTTAGCAGCAATGAGCTTCTTCGTATCCATACTCTGCTTCCGTCCTTTACGACGCTTCGGTGCCTTCCCTTCAAGGAATGGCCTACGGTGTCTGTCGTATAGGGCAGCAATGGTCTGGTGACTAAAGGTTCTATGTAATTTTTGTTCGAGCCACTCGGTGACTTCTCTGAGAGAGCCTTCACCTTCGAGGTAATCGAAACCTTTTTCTATCCAGTAGACTTCGTCAGGATTAGGAAGCAGGAGCCTACGATCATCTGGTGTGGCGTAGTAAGCAGTCGGTGGCTTACCATATTCAGAAGCCCTGTGAATCTCTGGCCAATGCGTGTAATCAATCTGGAAGTCATCTGGAACTCCTTCAAGCTTCTTAGGCTCAGGGTATTTAAGGTATTTAATCTGTGTCATTCGTCACCGAAGGCTGACTCGTCATTATCTATGTAATCCTTTGGGGGTTCTCTGAGAACAGAGACCGTAGCATCGGTTAAAGAAGGGGTATCCTTCGCTGGAAGGATAAAGACGTAGTGTTCTTGTTTTACTTGTGGGGATTCTTCCTTGAAGACACCACCACGGTCAAGGATCTCCTTGGCAGCAGTTAGGACATTCATGGTTCCCGGAGTCTCAGGAGAGTCTAGGACATCTACGAGCATTACTGCAGCTCTAGCGGATGACGAAGAAAGATAGTCTCTGGAAGCCTCAGCGATTTGTGTCTTCAACTTCTTACGGATGTGGTACACTGAGATTTCTTTGTCGAGACCTGAAGCCTTCATAGCACTCAGGACATTGCCCTTGTGGTCATCGAAGAGAACCGAGAGGAAGTAAGATTCTTTGTCTGTAAGCCCATCAGGGTTAAGGACATCGTTCTTGAGGAGTTCTTTAAGTGCGGTCATTCTGTTTCCTAAATGATTCGACTTCTTGATCAATGTACTTTGCTACAGTGTCAATCATTAGTTGTACGTGATCCGAGATGTGAGCACCGGGTGTGCCTTTTAGAGACTGACCAGTAGTGGTCTCAAAGTATTCTTTGAAAGTCATGGGATTTCCACTGTAAGGAGTTCTAGCTTCAACTTCTCCATTAGCCAGAGAACGTCTGGTCCATTGGCAATTGAAGATGCGAAATAAAAGTTACCTTCTTTGTCGTACCCTAGGACTACTGCTGACTCTAGATCTTTCTTAAGGGCTGAATTAAGAACCCTTTCAGCAGGGATATCTAGGTATGTAATTGTGTTGAGTTCAATGACTTCACCCATAAGGGACCCTTTCAGGGTTGGGACAAAATAAATTTATAACAAAATAAAAAATACATGAAAGACTATATCTTGAAGATAGTTCTAAAAGATAAATCCTTTTAGATAGATCTATTAGATATCTTCAAGTTATTCTTTAACTACATAGTAATAGAATTCTTATAAGGTATCTGTAAGAGTCTTAGAAGATTTAAATTTAATCAGTTAAGTTAGACTCCATAACCAAATTCTTCAAGTGTATCTTCAAGGTTTGATCTTTTAGTTTGTTTTCTTATTCACTTATATTATAACACATAGATTTTCATTTGTCAAGTAAAATCGTACATAGAGACAAAAATAATTTAGGATGCATACTTTTGGAGCGGACCCATGGGTATATTATAACAAAAATGACCCTTAAAGCTAAAGATTAGCTATAGTGTCTATTGGAATATGACCATGCTGTCAGAAATCCATGGGGAAAACCAGTAAAGTAAGTGGACAAGGTAATTCTGACTGAATTAAATCTTCAAGGAAAGAGTCTTCAAGGGAGTATCTGGACACCTAAATCCTTGAAAAATATGGAGAAGTGGTATATAACCATAGCCACCCCCCTAGGCACCCTGCCCCGGTAGTATACCCGTAGTATAGTTAAGTATATCTATTGCGAGTCATTCTCAATAAGAGTATATCCAGAGGTTTTCCCAGTACAAAAGGGATTAATACTTGATATATCCTTGAGACTATACTTCCTTCAAGTAAATCTATACTCTAAGCATGTATAGTTTCCCTTACTGGCAGTAACAAATACTATCTTCAAGTCAATCAATACTTCAAGCCCAGATATACTTCAATAATACTGTCTATACTCCAATGGGAAAAATTCTCTGAAATAGTGAACAATGGTCTTTTTTGCTATCTAAAAAGTGAACAGCCACTTTTACGTGTATTGGGGCCAGGTTGTACCTACTTCTACGTGTAGCATTTTTTGTCTCATTAAATCAATGGCTTGCGAGAGGTATAGGGGTTTTCAGGCAATGGACCCTGTTTTTAGGCATAGGGCACAAATTTTTTATCACTAACAATTTCAATGGCTTAGAACATGACTGAATT